AAAAAGCGCTTGCCTATGGTATCCACCTATGATAGGATATACACATATGATAAAGAAAAAAACACTAAAACAAAGAATTGAAGATGCTAAGAAAAGAAATTACTTGACATTACTTCAAATTTTTGGTATAATAATAACAAATAACGAAAGGACTACAATATGAGTAAAGTAAAAAATTGGTTATGGGACGAAGCTGAAAACTTTGTTGACAATGTAATCGCAAAAATCAAATCTGGTCAAATTACACAAGACCAAGGTTCTGAGATAATCAAACAGAACACAGGTAACTATGCCTTAGAATTAGTTGGTATCGAAAGTGATGACCAAGTTGATGACTTCTTATACTATGCTATGGGTGGTCAGTAATTGATAATGAAAGAGAGAAACACTATGACACTATTACAACACATTAAAAATATTAACGCTAAGTCACAAAAGTGGATGGATGAAAATCCAGGTAGTTGGGCTGGTATGGTTACTGAAGATATTAAGTATTGGAATGACCAAGGTATTTTTACTGTTGAAGACTATGAAAGAGATAGTCTTATTACTAGTGTGTATGAAATGCATAAAGATGCATATGGTGTAAAAGGTAGACACTACAATTTTGACAAAATGTCAAACAAAGAATTAGAAGAAGAATTAGAACACCTTTGTAAGGTGGCAAACGCAGAACGAGAAGCTGAAGAGAAATATGAGGAAGCTGCATATCAAGCCTTTTTAAACCAAGTTGCAGAAAATATTAAACTTGGTGCAAGTGACAAAGAAACCGCTATCAAGTGGGTTTTAGAAGCTGAGGGGCTTGCCAATGAGAAAGATTCCAGTTATATTTGTTATTCACTTGGTCTTTCTTATGATAAAGAATACTTATTTAAAACTAAACACTAACAAAAGGATAAACTATGATAATTAATACAGGTGATTATGTTTACACAAAAGATGGTAGAGAAGGTACTATCATCAATATCGGTATCGCTACTGAAAAGAATGATGTAGCGGCTGAGAATGAAACAAGTCTAAACGCAAAAACTTATGATACTGATTTGAACTATGTTGGCGCTATTACATATTCAGGCGACAATGGTACATATTGGTGTTATTTCAATCAAATCGCTAAAGTTGAAGAAAGTGCTGTAAATGGTTAGCCATCAAACAGATTGGGAAAAGAATATAATTGACAATGCAGATAGTTATTGTGTAACTATGTGGCGACCACTAGGTAAGACCACAAAAACTATTGTAAAGACTTATGATGAAGCAAAAAAACTATACAAAGAAACAATGAAAAGACATACTTCAACATTAGTCTATGCTATCTGTAACAATGATTATGCTAATATAAATCATTTAGAAGATTTTAAAACAAAAGTAACAAAGGTAAAATATGAAATATAATGAAGATAAAATCCTGAAAGAAATAGGTGACTATATTAAATCAACTTATGGTCAACACTATGCTCAGGTACAAGATGGTGTACAAGTCCAAGACTTGTTAAGGTCTTGTGGTATTGACAAAGACTTTTGCCAAGCAAATGCAATTAAATATCTTGCAAGGTTTGGTAAGAAGAATGGCCGTAATCGTGCTGACCTTTTAAAGGCTGTACATTACATTGTATTATTGATGAACTCCGAGGATGAATCCAATGGTAACTGAATTTGAAACACTTGAAAAACTGAATGATGCATTAGACGACCTACAAAAAGGTGAGGTCGGTGATGCCGTTGTCACATTGGTGGCTTTAAAAAACAAATATAAGCGTATGTGTGATGAGTTTGATAAATGGGCTGATGAACAATCAGAATTGAACGAAAACCGTGTATTTGAGAGTTTTGAACAATATCCTTAAAAAAACGAGGCGCCAGGATGCGCCAGGACAGACGAAACGAGCTGCTCGAAGGTCGGACTATGGTCGAAAAACCAACAAAAGTGCGACATTTTTGACCAGCAATAAGACTTGCCAATATCCATCAATTTTGATAGGATATATGAATATTAACTAACTACGAAAGGACTTATGAGTAAACCAACTAACTTTAGATACGACAAAGAGATGATTTTTAGTGAATTCAATGACGCTAAGGCTAAAGACACTAAACTGGCCAAAGGCAATGAACATAAAATCTATACTAACAGAATTAAACTTCTAAAAGAATACATTGATTTAGAGAAGACAATGCCTGAAGTATTTGAAAATGTCAGTATCAATTTTGACAAGTTATTAAACTTGTATCTTACACCAAATCCAAGAGATGCCTTCTACAAAGCTTTCTTTGGCAAAACATTTGCTGAGAAAAAAGCTGAAGAAGGTTATGACGATTACACCGAAAACAACAAAGAGTTATCATTTTAATATGGCAATCATTTATACAAACACCAGTAGTGGCACTTTGAAAAAGAATTTGAAGAAGATGAAAAATCTATCTGATAATCAAATTGCTAAATTCAAAGAAGACCACCGTTTGTATAACAAACATATGAAACAAAAAGGCCTACATGATATGATGTTGTCATTTGACGATTATGTAAAATACAGATTTGGTAGATTAAAAACCAGAACCGTACATGTTGTAGGTACATATGAGCCTGATACAGTTTACCGTAGAGAAACACCGAGTTATCCTAGTGCAGAAACAAAACTAGGTAATGGCGGTACTATTGACCACAAACAAAGACAAGAACGATTAGCAATATCAAAACAGTATTCTATTGTTCCTGCTTATAACAAAGGTCCTTATATGGTCGTTGGTAAAGAGGACTTAAAAACTGCTGGGAGAAAAGTATGAAGAAACTATTAGTAGTAGTATTTGTATTATTTGGTACAAGTGCATTAGCTGAAGAACAAAACTGGTTTCAGAAAGAATGGTCTGAAATCGTTGAGTTTCAAAAAGTAAATTGGCAACAAGGTAAAGACCAACTTGCTGATAACAAGTTACAAATCCAAAACTTATTTCAAAAGGTGAAAGAGTATGTATCACAAGATTAGTGAATTTTGCGATAAGATTGATGGTATAAAAAAAGATGCCGATAGGCTCCGTGAAATGAAATACGGAGCCAATAAGGCATCTACAGTTGAAATTGATAATTTGATACAACAAATACAAAGTGATTGTTATATCGTATCACAAGACAAAGGAAATTATGAAAAAATTGACCCTACTGATATTGCTGACGATACTTGTTAGTGCTTGTAGTACAAACAGGTCACAAGTTGGCGCTGTACTAGGTGGTACAACTTCAGCAGCCACATGTGCTCAGTTTACAGGTGAGCCAGCCGCTATTGCATTATGTACTATGGGTGGTGCCTTTGTAGGTGCAGATATTATGTACAATTCAGATTATGATGTACACAATGCCGTCTTTGTAGACCATTTAAACAACGGTCCTGCCGGTTCAAGTTATACAAACTGGTACAATCAAAAGACAGGCAATTCAGGTATTATTAAGACCACTAGGTCATATATGGTAGAAACAATCAAATGTAAAGACTATGACGCAACGATTGATATTACCAATCAGTGGCCGTTAGTTGGTCTTGGTGGTGTAAATAGACGAATGGTGTTTGGTACTGCTTGTCAGTTGCCAGACGGAAAGTGGGTAGAAAAACAATGACAGATAGTGATGTAAGAACAAAAATAGAACAATTAGAGAACGAAATCAAAGAGTTAGAAGACGAAAAAGAATTAACAAGTAATCAATCCAGGCTTGCCTTTATTGAAGATACCATATATAATACAAAGGACAGTATTGAAAAGTTAAAAAATTATGTTTGACCCACAACAATATCAAAAAATTATGCGTTATCTTACATGGACTTTTATATTAATTGTATTCATGTTGCTAACTGGCATTGCCATTGCGAGTGAAAAGGTGTATCATAGTAAGATAAAACCAGTTAATCCTGAAGAAGTAAATGGTCAGTTTTGTTATATCAAAGTCGTTATCAAACAAAAAGGTGACGAAATTATTAAAGAAGAAATTTTGGAGTGTGCAGACGGAAGAAATAGATTTGACGGTCCTAGTTATTGGGAACTATTTGCTCAATTCTATTATAGAGATGTTAGCACGCCAGAATATTGCAGGTACTATAGTAGACCTGAACACGCTTTTAAATCGTTCGGAAAAGTGTGTATGAACAAGAACGGTGAATGGGAGGCTAGATAATGATTAAGAATATAATTATTGTCGCTCTGGTAATTATTGTATATAAAGAAACAAGTTTGTCTGGAGAAGACATGTTTGCTTTTCTCCAATCCACGCTTGACAAATTACAAGAATTACTGTATATTATGAAAGAGAAGGTATAATATGAACAAATATGTGAAATTAGTTGGTGCAGTGAGTATGGTTGCCTTATTAGGTGCATGTTCAAGTACAAACTATACAATCAAAAAAGAAAAGGCAGATAGTCTTAATGTCGTACCTAATTGGTATATGGCAGACATTAATGAAACAGATGCTTGTGACTTAGATACAAATATTATCGGTCAAGTTAAAAAGGCAGATAAAAATAAACAGTGTATCTATGGTGTTGCAACAGCTGTATCGCCAGACTTACAACTTGCTATAGAGAAAGCAAAGATGTATGCAAAGTCTGAAATGGCTGACATTATTATGGGTAAGATGAACAAAGAATCCAAACAATTTATAACTGAACTTGGTAAAACAGAAAAGAAAACTGTTGTGTCTGAGGTAGAAAGTGTATTAGTTAATTCTATTAAGAATACACCAGTGAGAGGTTATGAAATCTTTGCTCAGGATGTAACTTTGACTAGTGCAGGCTATTACAGAGCATGGATTGGTTTGAGATTGCCTTTAGGTGAATATAATAAAATGTATAATTACAACATAGAACAGGCTGTTGATGCATATAACTTAAAAGATAAAGCTCAAACAGCGTTTAAGAATGTAATGGAAAGTGGTAATAATGACAATCCAGATATACAGTAAACCTAATTGTGTTTTCTGTGACAAGGCAAAAGCTTTGGTAAAAAACCTTGGAATGACATACGAAGAAAAAGTATTTGGTAAAGATTTTACTACACCAGAAGAATTATATGAGGCAGTTGGTAAACAAGTAAGAACCATGCCTCAGATTAAAATTGATGGTGAGTTGATTGGCG